TCTTGATGAACGGCTGTAGGTCACTGGTAATCTCTCGGTCCTTCTCAAAGTTGTCTACCAGCGTATTTAAGTAGCGCTGGTTAACAATCTTAATCCCGCGATTGAAGTCGTCGGGCGTGATGTAGCCACCCCTCAGGTCCTTTCCAGCTCTGAAGAGAAGCTCATCATATATTTGACCGAGGTTAGTAGTCATTATGCGTAAATCTCGATTTTAATAAATGAACCCGATGCAAGCACTGCGTCATCTGCAACTCCCGCTATAGTAAAGGTTCTAATGGTTATTGTAGTGCTATTGGTTACCGAGGCTGTCATAAAACCGGCCTGTTGCAATTGAGCGAATACAACTGTATTAGTTACAAACACCGCGCTAGAAGCGGTTACTGTGTATATACCAACACCCGTATTGTTTATTGAGATAGTAGCCCCAGTTGTATTTCCGTATTCGGATATTACAATTAACCCTCCAACAAATCTTGTTCTGCCTGCATACACGAATGGTCCCGTTTCTATGACGTTACCACTAGCGTCAACAGCTAAGTTATATGCAGCCGCGCCTGTAAACGCGCCTGCTCCATATTCATTCAGAGTCAATGAGCTGTTTGGGTTCACCGTAAAACCTACGCTTTCAGTTCCACCAAGTTTAGTTGTAAGTTGAACATTTGAATTGCCAATTGAAGCGTCCACCCATGTGCTTATAATCTTACCAGCCGTAACTATCGCCCCAAGAGCATCCTGCGCTCTTAACAAAATAGACGCTCCTATTCCATTTGCGCCAAAACCTCCCGTTGTTGTTGTTTCAACAAACAGGTTATTTGCAACTGTATTTGTAGCAGCTAGCTCTACAGTCATTCTAGAAGCAGGGCCGTTTAGTGTTTCAATATCAAACGCCAGTCCGGCCCCGATAAGTTTCAAAACACCATTAGTGCCATCAATAGTTGTATTTGCAAGAAGCGCACCCCCAAGAACAACATCATTGCCTATTTTAGTCAATCCGTTTATTCCATCGAACACAGCAAGAGTGTCAACTTGATTAAGTTGAGCCTGAACATCGGTTCCTGTCAATATAGACCCAGGAACCGCAGGAACATCAGCAGCAATAGGCAATACACCAGGTGCGTAATATTCAACCCAAGTAGCGCCTCCTGCGGTATTTACCGTGCATCGGTAAAGAATGCCTGTATTGTAATCCTGCCAAAGAGCGCCTACCTCTACGCCTTGTGTTTCATCCTCGTTATTTCCGGGGATTCCATTAAATAATCTAAACTGGAATGCCGCAATCAAACCTTCAATTACCGAAACACCGGAATTGTTTGATACAAAATAGTACGTTTCGTCATCGCAACAAGCGCACTCACATCCAGAAGAATCAAGTTGAGCCTGAATACAAGCAATAGCAGCCCTGTATTTATCAAGCTCTCCACAAGCCCTGTAATTCAATGCTTCAATGTAATACATCAAAACATTGTCTACAAACACTTGATACTTGGAGATTCTATTACGAAGAAGTTCCGCTTGGTGTGCGGCACGAAGATTTTCAATACAAGGAATCAATCCGCAAAGGGTTCCAGCGCAACTTACCGCAACCTCTCTAATTATTGTTGCAGTATAGGTTATAATCAACCCATCTGTTTGAATCTGTCGAATTTGCTCACTCAACGAAATGGTATATGTCCCTGTGGCAAGAGGAGTTTCAGTGCCCGGAGCGCTAGGATACGGAAGCGACGTGAGTACAACCTGCGGGTTAAAAGTGGGAGTCAGAGCGGTCCAAGATGGATAGCTAACCGTACAGTTTAGGCTGTCGATTGTTTCGTTTGAAGCAAGAATTGTTGCGTTTGAAACAGACCATGATCCGCTGTCCCCAACCTCACAGTCGTATACAAAATTCACATCAGCACCCGCTTGGGTGCATCCTGAATATGTGTATGATGTTACTGTCTGTAAGTTTGTTATTTCTATACTAAAGAAAGGCCAAGCGGGGTTAGATATTACTTGGGTTACAGTAATTACAACACTAGCGGTTGGAAGCCCTGGATCAATTAATTGAACTGTAGAAACATTGACAAACTGTTCCGTAAGCACTGGGACCGGATTGTATAATGTTATCTGGTTTCCCGCCTCCAAAAAATCAACAAGCCAAGCGAACGTAGCCCCATCTATTTCAAACGTGCTGGGCAGTGTTGTTGAAACAACTGCAAAATTAAATGCTGTAGTATCAAGAGATAAAGAATATTCTACGCGATAAACACCATTAGCAACATTTCCGTTTAAGTCTAACTCTAGCGGAAAATCAAAGAAGGTGTCCCCTACCGCTAAATCGATAAGGGGGTCACCTATTGTCATCTTTGATTCAACTAAGTTTCCTTGAAAATAAATAGAACCCAACCCTTTGGCGACATAAGAGGCCACGCTAATGCCAAGGGCGGCATAGTCTGTAGTATCCGTTACACGACCAGTATTATTGGTTACATCAATCGTAAGGGTTGTAGTGCTAATCATCTTTTATAGTTTTCTTAATTTACCTAATAATTCCTCATTCACTTTGAGGTGGTCAATCAACGCAAATGCAGCCTCGCTACCAGTCTGAGTTGATTCAAAGAATGCGCTTTTCAGCCACTTTGTACCATCGCCCCTACGGTCGCGAATATACCACATTTCGTCTTCGTTTTTGATATAATTTTCGTTTACCAATCGGTTTACAAGCTCGTGGATGGACTCCTCCGTTGAGGGCTTTGTCTCTCTAGGCTTTACCGAATCGATAATCTCGAATGCGTTCTTTTTAAATGTCTCGCTACCTGCCCTCACTGAATCGTGAAGCATTACGCGGGTCTCGTCCTCTGTGAACAAAGGCTTGAGGCCAAGGCCCTCAACAACCTTCAATACAGTTGTGTAATCTAAATTGAAGTAAATGAGGTCCTCAAGTTCACGGGCAGCTCGTGCTGTGCTGATTTTGCTCTTTGCTTCAACGTCCTTCTTCTCGTACTCATATCTTACGTTGTTAGACTTGAAAAGCGAATTGTTACCCTCTACAATAGGACACATAAAGTGAATATAAAATAGAAGATCTTTTTGGTGAGGCTGTATTGCAAAGCCATCGCTTATACGAACCCTTCCGCCTTGGTAGTTTATATTCCCATTGATATTTGTTGGGGCAGTGTTACTGTACATCAAGGTATACTCAGACTCTGTTTCTTTATCGTAAAAATTAGCACTAGTCTTTATTGAAGACGCTCCAGGTGCTTGTATCATCAATATTGCGTCTGAGTCAGGGTTATTGGTTGGAACCTTGTAGCTCTTGAGCTTATAACGATCCATGACCCTTAAAATAACAGGTCTTTTCTCATTAAAAAAATACGGGAATTCATTTCTTAATTCCTGCTCTGCCCATTCTGGAACGTCTACAGGTTGGTTGTTGCTTAGATCAAATAACATATTGTTTTATTTTTTGTTTGTATAAAAACCGGGAGAAGTTTCCCCCTCCCGGTTTTGAATTTACTAAAAAGATTATGACGTGAACAAACCGTACTTGTTGGCGTTTACAAACTTGTAACCTACCTCAGATACGATGTGAACACCTAGCTGCCATACATCAGTCTTGTTAGACGCCGCACGACCACCTGTCTGCCACATATTCATGAATGCACCTGGCTTGTGGCAAACGCGGATATACTTACCCATGTTACCAATACCGTCGTCAACACCTCCGTTGGTACTCAAAGGAATGAAGAACGCAAGGTTTTTCCAGCTGTTCTCTGCTTGAGGAGGAATATTGGTTCCAACACCAAACATGGTTGGGTTGTCGAAGATTCCCATACGAACAAATCCGAAGTTCTTGTTATTGAACACGAGGTTGTTGAATGAGAACGTCTTGCTCATCAAGTCCGCGTAAGCGCCCTCACCCCAGAAAGTTCTTTCCATTTGAACCTTGTTAACTTGTACGTTGTACTGCAATGGGTTTGTTGCAATAGCAGCATTACCAAACAAACTCTGCTCTAACATTGCTTGCATATACCCACTAGTCCAAACCATGTAGTTCTTTACAGAACCGTCCTGTGAAGACAATGCCGCTTCCATTTCATAGAAGTCACTAAGAATAGGACCAGTTAAGCCACCAGTAGAAACAACTGTGTTAGAACCACCGTTGGTTCCAGAAGCGTTAGTCTGAATAGCATCCAACAAACCTTGAGTGGTTTGGAATGATGTTCCAGTCAATCCCGGATTGTAACCAGTAGCATTAGAAGGAACCCCAGCAAAGAAAGTGTTTACCAAGGCAACCTGGTGTTCACGCTGCAAGTAGATAATGTCGCGTGAGTTAGAGTATGGAGTCTGAACCCCGTTCTCCAACTGTGAGTACCAAAGCTGGTTGTAAAGCGCCTCTGAACTAGAAGTGGTGTCGTTACGGAAAGTTTGCAATGGCGTGGTCTTAACCGTGTCAAATGTAAACTTAGAAGGATACGCGCCACCGTTCTCTGGAGCCGAGTTACCAACGTAGTACATAAAACCAGTCGGAGCAACAGCGCCAGTTGTAACCAAAGGAATCATTACAACTTGGTTAGCCGCAGGCTTTAGAATAATCTGGTATAGTGCGCCTCCATTGGCGTCTTTCCAAATATCACCTACGTTAGGCCAAGAATACTGAGCGCCTCCGACAGGGGTCGTAGTTACGTTTGAAGGATCAAGGGTCACGGTGTAACCGGCTGGAGGACCAGCGTAAGCTGCGGTTGAAAGAACCAAAATTGGAGCCTCCATACGAGTCATTTCAAACCAACGAACACGAGGGTTTTTGGCAATCTCACGATTACCTACCGCGTTCATGATTTGGTTCATCGCATCGAAATATTCATCACCAAATGGAAGATACGCTACCGCGTCAAAATCATCCATAATTGCATCCCAGTTGTTCTGGATTGCGCCAAAAGTCATCCCGCCATTATTGGCGGTTCCTATAGATATAGGATTGATGGTGGGGCTTTGTACAAATGCCATCTTATTAAATTTTTTAAATAATTATTATGATTTTAGCGTCTGTGAGGGAAAAGCAATTCCACGCTCCATCAAATCTCTTTGAGCTGGCGTAAGATTCTTATTGTCAACAGACGTTTTGCCTACACGGTTCGGTGTTTTAGGCTGACCGTTATAGACCTCGCGCACTACCTTTTTTTCGGTTTCGGCAGAAAGTGATTTGGCAATTTGAACTCCTAGATCCCCAGACTGAACCTTATGAATGAGGATTTGGTTCGCCAACCAATCACGTACCGCTTGTTTACCTTCCCTTGTGGTAGCATCAAAGGCTTGACCTAAATAACCAGCATACTGCGACTTCAAGATGGATTCAACTTCATCGTTTGAAACTTTTAACGAAACCTCCGTATCGCCAAATTTGTAGGGGACTTCTTTTAGCTGTTTAGCGTAGGATTCTACCTCGTTAAATGCTACTGTCTGTCTTTCCGCAATATGTCTTTGATTCTGGCTCTTTAGCTCTTTTGCAAATGTAAAAGGATTTTTAACATCCTCCACTTCTTTTTTAGTTTTATTTATTATGTCAATCGCATCTATAGCGTCTGACTTCATAAGTGCCGTAGCGTAATACTCGCCATCGCCCAGGTTGTACTTCTCGCGAATGGCCTCCTCGATAGTCTGCTGACCGAGTTGCTTGAACTTGTTTGGGTTCTTTACCGCCTCAGCCAAGATCAATGCCTTCAACGGGTCCTCCATAAGTGACTGGTCGTTAGAAGAAACTATCTGGTTGGCAACAAATGCGCTAAGGCCCTTCTTGCTAAACGCTACAAGGTTTCTTGCTTCCTCGTTGCCACCAAATGGATCATCAGCATCCTGCAAGATCGCGATGCCCTCCTCAATGTCTTTTCTTTTCTCCTCAAGCTCTGAGGCAAGACCCTTGTAGGACTTTAGTTGCTCAAACTCACTCTTGAATGAGTCCTCGCTGTCGTATCCGTAAGTAGAAAACCATGCCGCTGGCTCTTGGTTTACTTGTTCGTTTACTTGTTCGGCTACTTGATCGTTTACTTGATCGTTCACTTGTTCGTTTTGATTTTCTAATTCGTTGTTTTCCATATGTTTATATTCTGCCTGTGATTTCGTTTCCAAACTGAGACTCAAGTGTTGCCTCTAACTGTATCTCCTGAAGGACCTGTTGTCCCTTGAGTAATTGTATTTGATAATTTGCGTCCGCCTTCATCTTAGCAAGCTGCTGCTCTTTCATAAGCTCCATGTTTGCCATCTCGCGTTGCTTCATTATTTCAATCTGAGCAAGCTGCATTGCGGTTTCTCGCTTGGCTTCCTCTGTCATCATAGCGGACTGCTGCTGACCCTGAATGGTTTGCTGCATCATCATTTGAGCGTGTTTTTCCTCACGCTGACGAGCCTCTGTCTCCTCGGTTGCCATAAACCACAACGCCTCGTTAACATCTCCGTTCTTTAACAGTTGCGCTACTCGCTCAACGCTTGAAGGTGATAGTAGTACCGCGCCATCCTTTGTTGGCATCTGAGACATCTGCATGGCACGTTGAAGTATCGCGCTCTTTTCCTTTTCGTTCGGTAAGACCTTGCAGGTTATAGCAAGTTGGTCCAGTGATAGGCCCTCTATGTCATCTAATGCGGTAACCATATTCTTGCCTATTATGCTCTCGTAGAACTCACGTATAGTCGTGTCAAACTCAATATCTATACGGGCCTGGTGTATAATTCTTTCGCCAAGTTTCTGCTTGAATTGACGCTCAGACTCGCGAAGTGGCCAGTTGGCGTGGTTTCCAGCAATATAATCGGCTTCCATTACTCCTACCAAACGCTCTGCTGATTGGTCTGGACTTGCGGCCATTGCGTCTGGAATACCCATCAAGTCCTTAATCATCATCTGAAGATTGGCTATCTGAGACATCCACTCCTGTCCCTGTGGCCCTAGTCCATTGTCCATCTCAGATAGTGGCTGAGACACATACTTGCCAGTTGCCGCGTTAAACTTGGTTGCAACAATCTGAATACCGTTTTGACGGTGGATGTGCATGAGGTCGAACAGGTCGTACTCTACACCCCCAATCTTGATGTTAGCGGCCTCGCCGACATCAATTCTATATCCTTTTGGAGCGGCAGCCCAAACGGCTGCGCGTAACTTCAATACAGCAAACATCAAGTCATCAAGCAGACCCTTCACGCTACGTGTTGGTGACTGACCATTGATTCTGTGAACCACATAAGAACTCATAGGGGAAAGGGCCTTCTGCATTTGATTAGGCTTCTTCTTCCATTCGTATATGCGGTCTTGGCCCGTTCCAGAGATAATGTAAGAACCCTCGTACCAATAGTTACAAGTCACCTCATCATAAGTGTCGCTTGGATTCTTTTTCTTTTCGTCTACGGGCTTATTGTTACGAAGGTATGAACCGTAACCGTTCTTATTTACACGCTCTACATACTGCTTGTAGTCTGTAGAGAGATACTCAAACTTTAAAACGTATACCTTGAAGTCCATCCAAACCCAGCGGTTAGTGGTGGAGTCCTTGCGCTCAAATGCCCACTGTGGTATAGTAGACACGTTGGACTGATACGGAACATACGCCTTTGCCATAGCCTGTATCTGAGCCTCGTTAAATCCAGCGTCAATCAACTTGTCGTACATGGACTGAACGGTCTCTGCTTCGATGTGGCCAATGGCTACAGGCTCGTCTTGGTTGTCCTCGTTCCATAGCATCACCATACGGGCAGGGTCTATGTAGTTGAACTTAACCTGACCTGTAATGGGGTCGTTGTAAATCTTTGCCGATCTAAAGTGGAAGTCAATCGCATCACGGTTAAACTCCATTCTTTTGCCGGCCCAGTTAGACGAGCGAAAACCAGCCTCGGCTAGTTTCTCTAACGCAACCTCATACTTTGTCTTAAAAAAACCTAAACGATCAGCCATTTCTAGCATGGTGTCGTCCTTTGGTACAAATGGTATCTTTAACTCAGGCAATCCAAGCTCCTTTAGTAAGGGGTTCGTGTAATTCGCCTTAGCGTAGATGTCATACTTGCTGCGCTTCTTCTTATTGATTACGTTTTTATCAAGAGAAATACAGTCAAGTTTGTAATCGTTATCTGAAAGAATTGATAGAAGAACATTCGTTAGCTTTCGCATTGGGGAGAAAATGTCGTAGCTAATGTTAGCCATCGCTTTTCTCTGGGCCTTATTTAACCCCTTGGAGTTTGATGAAACATCGTTGGTAGATACCCCCCTAGACCCTATTGGAGAGCCGTTAGTAAACCAGTTCTTGTATTTTTCTTGGGATTGATTTCCTGCGCCGTAATTCCTAGTCTCCTGCATCTCAGGTAGTTGGCTATACATAAAATAAGTACCCCCAGCACAAAAACGAGTGTATAAGGCCCGCGCACAACGCAGGCCAAACTCTGGCTTCAGCTTATCAACTTCCGGTATGTTGTCGCTGGGGAACAACACACTACCAACTATTTGTGGCAATATCATATCGTACAAATTTAGTTAACCCCTACAAATGTAGTAATTTTTTTTTAAATAGTTGAAAACAATCACTCTACATCAAACATTGTAAAGCCTCCGTTTATTTCTATGGGTTGATAAACCTCCTTATACAGGTCTGGCATCCTGCTTTTTATAGCCCTCATGCACCAACCCGTTGCGGCACACAAGTCATGATTCGTTAGGTCATCTATTCCCCTCATCTGGCTCCATTCCTCTACTATCTCCCATATTTTTACATACCTAACATTGTTATTGAAGAAGGTCATGATGTCCCCCGCCATTTCATTCTTTTCTGCTTCTCCTGCCCAAACCCCCGACCTGGCATCTTGCTTGCCGTCTGACCCCATGTCCTTCAAAAGGTATCCGTCAAATCCGTTGTCCCTAAAGTATTCAACAAGCGCCTCTCCGTCTGGCCACTCCGGATAAACGTAGGCCCCAAGGAATACAGCCGCCTTCAGCCACTCCTCATGGTATTCACTCTTGTCCTCCGTCTGCCTGTTGTATATCAGTACCCAGTCATTGCTTACCCATTCGGCCCTTGGCTTGGTGTCTGGGTCCGCCTGGCTGTCTCGCTTGTAGAATACCGCAGCAGCGGCGTTAGACTTCTTCTTTCCAACGGTATTCCTTTTATGGAACTTAACCGGGTCACAGCAAAGGAAAAACTTATTCATCACCGATGGGTCTGGGGCGTATATCACACCCCTTTCCTTAGGGCCTATGTAACCCTCTTCTGCGGTAACAACAGTTCTCTTGTTGCGCTGATCGATTGGAGGTAGATAGCTCATTGTCCAGCTACCTCGTGGGTCATTTTCAACGTAAACCTCTCCCCCAAACTTGTCCCCCATCCACTTGAAGTTTATCTTGGTGGTAATAGGTGTGCGAGAAAACTTGAGTTCAGATATTCGGTCACGCATCTTCTCGATGGGCATACCCATGTCCTTGGGGATTACAGCAAATGCCTGCTTCCAACTCATTGGGAAGTTTTGCTGCAACTTGATGAGCTTCTGCCACTCTCGTTTACGCTCGAAGTAGTCTGCCTGGTTTAACAGGTAAGACTTGGCCCCCTTGGTTATCCACTTGCCCTCGTTGGACATGATAGGATCCTTGGGGTCGTCAATAATGCTTGCACCGTACTCGTCGATGTAGCCTTCTACGGCATAGTAACCAGGGAGGAAGAAGTTGATAAGTCCTGATGGTGTTGTTCCGTTCTCGTTGCGATCAGAGAAGTGTGAGTCGTTGGCAATGTCAAAGAACTGCGCTCCACCCCCCGTATCCATGTCGCCCACCGTAGACGGCATGATGCAGAACCCCCGGATGTTCTCGCCTCGCTCAATGGCTGGCTTCATCGTGTTGTACCACCACGTAGGTATGTTTTGGTCAGCGGCCTTTGAGTCGGTCTTCTTCGCCGGCTCGTCTCGGTAAACGAATGCTATCTCCGCCTCGCCATCCGCAGCCTTTTCCGCAGACGACAGTGGCGTTATAAAGCACTCCATCTGTTCAGGAATAATTCCCGCCCTTGCGGCTGATGCGATTGACCCCTCGTATTGAAAACGCAGGCCCTCCTTGGCCTCGATCCTTCCCCTGTGGTGTGGTCGGAAAAAGAACGGGAGTTTGCCTACCGGTGTTTGTATCTGCTTGATAAATATCTTGTTAACCGCCTGGTCCTCGTTCATCGCCTGTATGATAAAGGTCTGGTCGGGCATATTGAGGGTTCCCCATGTGCAGAAGCAACAGGCTATTGCTGTCTTGGCGATACGGCGTCCCGACACAAAGTTTATCCCGTGTACGGTCCTCTTTCCCTTGCTAACACTTATGTTGACGTTTGGTTCCATGAAGTACTCCACGCCCATCTCGTTCATGTCATCAACGACATTCTTTACGTCTTGGTTGGAGTACTTTGTTTTGACAGCGCCGTTCTCTCTATAAATTATTTTGTGCTTGTAGAAGGCGTCCTCTGTAGTGTACGCGTACATGAAAAGGTGAAACATCTTGCGCTGGTAGTCTCGGTAGTCTGGCCTATTGTTGTTCTTACCGAAATTCTTTACCGTCCAGAAGTTTAAGAAGAAATAGTTGGCCCCGTTCAGGTATACCGGTTTCCCTTTGATAAAACACCAGTAACCAACGTACCTGCGCTTGATCTGGAGCTTGATCCACTCAATCTCCATGGCGTAGTACTTCTGGTTGGACTCGACCTCCTCGTATATGTCCTCAAGCCTTACGTCGCCCATCTCCTTGTACTTAGACCTGTTGGCTATGTGTT